GATGGTTTTTTGTAGCGAGAGCCGGGGATGATCCGGCGACCTCATGATTATGAATCATGCCGCTATACCGTTTTAACTTATTGCATTACTGATATTTACGTCTTAATCAAAAGATTCTCGTAAAATTGTTGTAAACAAACTGTCTAAAAACAGGAAATCCCCCGATCGGAACCGGGGGAGTTTGCTGTCTTTTTTCCGGCCGCAACTCCGGTGAAAGACTGTTCTGTAAATATAAATTATTTTCGCACAATCATCTAATTATGCGCTTGACAGATAGCCCGGTGATTGTCGTTTTGGGGTCTAAAGATGTGACCTGCCAATACGTGTTTTTTTCACCGAACCGAATAAGTCCCCATAGTAACCGTTTTCGCTCAATTGTCTGAACGAGTAGCAGGCTGTCACGCTTCGCGTAAGTCAGCGTCGCCTCTCCGGTTATTGGGATAGTCGCTGAAATATCGATCCACGTGGATTTATAGTCCAAATGAAGCTGGTGAATTGAGTCGCGATGTACCGGAACGGAAACGGTGTCGGCTGATATGCTCGCAACCGCACCAACAGTTTGCACCTCTGAAAGGTGGTTTCTGAGTTTCTTAACCGTTTGGGCTTCGTTCCGGTACATTTGTTTCCAGTCCGACAATTCGATTGTCAGCTGGTGCGCCTTAGCAACATACACTTCAGTGCTGTCGTTTAGGCGAACCTGAAAGCCGACCAATTCTTTCGTGAGTGCCTGAACGTTACCGGTGAGTTCATTTGCCAGCGACTCGGCGCGCCTGCTCTTATTGTAAAACAGAAACGCTGCAGCAGCCAGGCAAATGATCAAAATAGCGGAACCAATTCCGAGACCGTTACTACCGGTTTTCACTTCGACTTTAGCCATAATAACTACTTTTTGTATAGGTAGCTATAATAATACTCTCCAAGCTGCACAGACTCACTCCAGGTTAACTTCCCATCGGATAGCGCCTGTATGATCATAGCGCAGAACGAATGGTAATATGCGTTTTTCGCCTGATCTGAAGACATGTTGATCGCAACCAGGATCGCCTTCAGCTGCTCATTCGGATCCTCAATCTTCGCAATGCTTTCAGACATATTTAACGCTAAAATAACGTTAGGTAATATCTCTCTTAACTTTGCTCGGATTATATCAATAGCTGCGTCATCCGCTGTTCCGGGAATGGCTTTTGAAAGAATCATGTCAATGATATCGCCTGGTGTCGATTCATTAACCTTTTTGATTTCATTAACAATTTTGATGGCGATAGGCGTTGCTTTTTCTACCAATGCATCGACTTTGTTCCAAAGTCCAACAATGAACACCCATACAACTGAGAGCAATTTTTTGATTTTCATGATGATAGTATTAAATGATTGATAAGTACTTATTGTATGCTTTTTCAAGGGAAATGTCATAGGGTTCACGGCCATATTTTGAGGCCAATTCCTTGTACCTTGGGCCATTGTAGATAGTGGCCACGGCGTCCCAATCATGGACAATAATGCAGGCTCCCAATCTCGGATCGGTATTGATGAATTGAATCAACTGAAATAACTGCCTGTCAATGCCCTTTTTGGCATCGTCCCACATAGCACCAACAGTTTGATAGCCTAATCTCCGATAATGAAATCCCATGATCTGACCGAGACCGATCGAGGTTGCTTGCATTGCTGCATCAGGATTTTTCGAGAAAGCATCATTGAAGGCGATCCACTCTTTTGACTGAACGTCAACCTTGTTTACTGACCACAATCCGGAAGGGGTATATGGGGCTTTTTTTCGATACCAGGCGGGTTCAAACTGAATGATCAGCTTACCCGTTTTGTCATCAAAACCTTTTCCCCCGGTTTCCACCTCAATGAATCCCAGCAAAGCGGCGGCATCGGGTCCGCTCTTAATACTTTTTACCAGGTCAATTATTTGCTGTTTCATTGTGTTGCGGTTTTTCTGACTCAATATCGAGCCCTGTTTTTTCTTTGGCCTTTTCCTTAACCAGTCCGGCCAGTGATGGGAATACCGCCCACTTGGTTATCTGGTACCCGTTTTCAGCAATGGAATAGAGCAATACCCCGGAAATAAACCAGCCAATCGTCTTGTATGTACAAACCCATTCCTGACTATACACCTGATCCCACATATAAGCGCCCAACACTAAAACCAGCGATATCAACATCCTCGGCATGGTGTGCCCCCAGATTATCTTTACCGAAAATCGTTCTTTCCGGATCTTCCGAGCCGCCCAATACCCGAATACAACATCGAGAATGAAGAACAATATCATCAGGTGAACAATGTCCTTTACCGGTAGAAAATATCCCAAAATGGTTGCCACGATACCAGCGAGCAATGCGTAAGCGTTGTTAAGCAGGTCGTGAAGCGCGTTGAAAATGGAAGAAATGAATACTTGCATGATTCATATTGTGTTGCAGGCACAATGGCCTTGGTTATCGATATGAAATTACGACATACTGTACTACAGTGGTACACTTTTGTATAAATTGACTATAAGTTTTTCACAATTGATTCAAGCTCATTGATTTCAACCCTTAGTGCTTCGCGCACTGCATGCAATTCAGCAACATTGTAAGGATTTAGATCACCGACCAGTGATGACTCATAACACTTGATAATCTTATAGTCCGATGCCGAGAGCTCAGCTTTTTTCTGCTCAATCTGTTGCAGATAATTCGAGCTATCCGGTACTTTCGCCCACACTTGGTAAACCTTTTTACTCTTCACCTGGTAGGTCAGGTTGTAAGTTACTCCCTGTTCGTCTGCCGGCCGGTCAGCAGGAACGAACTTCATAAATCCATCGTCTTTCAGTTCTTTAACCGCTTTAGGATCGCCTGGTGTCTCCGTGATTTCGGCCATTGACTCGGTTATGTATTTTGCGAGATATTCCATGATTAAGTGTTATTACCGATTGATTGATAGTATATGATGTTTCTCCGGGTGTAGGCAACCACCTTGATCACATCACCCCGGCCCAGAGCCAGATAAGCAATTGCGCCACCGTTATTGTCGTACCACGTGCCCCCGTTCGGATAACAGTTGACCGCAGACGGTACTTCACTGCCCTCTATAATGATTGTGACTGCAACCGAAAACTCATGAATGGCCGTAAAAATTCCACCACCCAAAACCGCTACCCCCAAAGTGGTTTCAACTGTGATCGCATCCATTGTCGCTGATGAATAGCGGTCGATATCCACGATAGTTTGATACCCGGATGAACCGTATTTTATGGCATCTCCGATATACAGGTAATTGCCCTTTGCGACATAGTAGACCGTGGCCGTCGTTGAACTTACCGCAGCTGCAGAGGTGACCGAAAACGTAGCTATTCCCAGATCAGAACGGATGCCAGACATCGAGGGAAGAAACAGGGTCTGAGTGCTGCCCGAGGCGTTCCGGGTATGAACCTTCAAACCCTTCGATATCGATATCACATTGAGTGAGCCATTATACAGGTTCATGTAGTTCAGCTTGGAGCTTACCGCATCGCCGTTAACCAGCATGATATCACCGGTTGCCATGATTGCATGATTCTGGTGTGCATGTGCAGCCGTCAACAGCAGAGCAATGTTTTTCCCGGTATTGGAAAAGTCAGCGTTTTGTATTGTACTCTGAAACCATGCGGGAATTTTCACGCCCGTTGAAGCCGGCATAATGTTGCTGCCGATCCTCGATTCCAAGAAACCGGATAATCCAGACAGTCGCGCAATGATATAGGCGGTCTGTTCTGAGTCTGATATGTTAGTAATGCCTTGTCCCGATATGGTCCAGTCCCCGATGTGTCCGGATGTTGCCTTAATGATACCTTCAACGTCAGCGTTAGTCATTACCCCTTTGGTCATGACAACAGTTCCATCCTGTTGCACCCGGAATGGAGCGGTGCCCCTGTTTACATAGGTTGAACCGGCCCAGAACCGAATGGCTGAAGATGCAACCCCGTTACCGGTCATCCCGGCCAGTACAGTTTCAAGGTCCCCGGCAACCTGAATAGTTCCCGAAGTTACCAGCCCACCATCGATAACCGTTTTGGTGTTATCGTATTTTGTAGCATCTTCCCAATCTGCAGCAGAAAAGGATCCGGTAAGCCGGGTTGTTTTGCAGCGCAATAAGACATTTGTGTCTGACCAGAAGTCCCCAACCCTGTAAGGTGGTACTGGCTGGGCTACAAAGTGATTTGGTTTCCCATCGATCCCACCGGTTATATCTTCCGGTGCCATGGTCCAATCCGTTGCCTTGTTTCCGATCTCCAGTTTCAGGTTTTTGATCAGTGCAATATCTGTCAGTTCACCGACATATTCCGGACCGGCGTCTATATCCATGAATGTGAAACTGATCCTTCCGCTTGCATCCGTCATGAATGTGTGGGTGTTCTTTGTGTATGCGCCGGTTGTAATCGTTATTATTTTCAGAAATTCGCCATAATACCCATCAGTTCCGTTACAGATCCAGAACTCTTCAGACCCCTGTCGTTGCTTCCATTTTGCGTCGAAGCTAATTGTCACTTGCTGGGATATCAGTCCTGTACTGTAATACAAACTATACCAGCCGGAATCAACCGTGAAAGAAAGGGCATTTTCTGCCGTATCGATTGCTTTTGCTCCGGTCCAACCTGTCCCGGTCCATCCGGTTACATTTAATACCGGTAACCCGGTACCTCGAATGTAGTTTCTACCTCCGATCTTGATACCGTTGATGGTGTCCTCAATGCTATTTCCGTTTGAGAACTTGAACACTCCCCGGAATTCGCCGGCGTCAAGATCGAAATAAGTAATCCCATCGGCCGACTGAATCCGGCCCGTTTTAATGAACCGGCCGTTAATCGTCGTGAATCCGTACATGAGGGCAAAGGCCCGCTCATTATCAGTGCCAACGGAGTTAATGACACCAATCAGGAAATGATAATAGGCGCCGTCACTTTCAACTGTTATTTTCGTGGTTGAAAACAGGATCGAGGCGCCCGATCCAATCCGGGCACATTTGACGTATACATAATAAGCCCCGTCAGTGGCCAGTGTCACGTCCCCGCCTGTAATGTTCCAGCTCCGCGGCAGGCTGTTTGCATCCAGCACTGTGTAATGGGTGATAGTTCCACCAACATACACTATCCTGTTTTTTGCCCCTCCATAATTGACCTGAAAGATTGTCCCTTCAAGCCCAAATTGCATGGATTTTGCCCCGACTGACAGCATTGTCGTATCGATCGAAAGAGGCTTGATTTTTTCAGCATAGTAATCGCCCTCGGTGTCGAAAACCAGGCCTAAAACCTCCTGTGCATTCAGCCAGTTTCTCCGGGCACGGGCCGGGTTTTTTAGGTCGTTGATCCTGATGATCTTATCAATACTGTCGAGATCGGTAATGATCCTGGTGGTTGTACTGACCGTAATGGCAATGTCGGCAATGGTGAGATTGTACGAGTAATCTTTCAGCAGATCCCGGGTGAATCCTTTGACGCGGATAGTCTTATCCACATTCAAATCGGTGTCCAGAATCGGAATGTAATCACCGGCCCAGATAATGTTTGACTCAGCATCGGCCCCAACAATGTCTTTCAGAAAAAATGAATCAACGGTAAGGCCATAGCTGACTAACGGCTGACTGTATTTGTTGTAATGCGCCTGACCGGCCGTCTGTACCTCTGTTTCGGCGTTATCGATGTACGTTTGAGGCATGTAGATATTAATCAATACATACTTATCTCCGGCGGCAAACTGAAAGGCCATTGAGTTTTCAGACGGGAAAGTAAAGTCGTTTTCATCCGTTTGTGTGACGATCGTGAACTGCTTTGTGGCGTGATCGTAGGCGTTAACATCAAACTCGTAACCAGCCAGCTTGCCGGTATTGAAATAAACCTTTGCGGCCGATCCTGATAATAGATACTTTGAGTTCCCTACAACACTTGTTTGGTAGGTCTCGAAAGTGATATAATCGTGAGTGACAACGTAAAGGTTGTAGTCCCCAGACGTGTTTTCCCATTTTGCCGTTAGGTCGAAATCCATCGAACTGTCAATGAATTTCACGGTTGAATCGCATAGTGCCGAAATGGTACCAGTACGCCGCGGATAGATCTTCTCAAAGTTCTTAGTTGATTCCCAGATACCATAATTGTCAATGGCTGTTTGGTTTTCAATATAGCTTTGTGCCTTGTTTTTACCGGGCAAACAGAGCTTTGAGGCCCGGTAATTCTGTGTAGAGATGTTTCTCGATCCACCGTAAACGTGTAACCGGGTGATGATGTTCGAAGAATTTACCTTTTGCCTGGTGAGCCCATAAATCCCCTTGCCCTTTCCATACTGAAAGGTATAAGTATGGGTTGTGCCGGTTGCGCCCACATTCAGCGTATGAACTCCGCTGCCATTGGTGGTAATACTGAATTCTGTATTGTACTTATCCTCGCCGCAAAGCGATTGTAGTACGGAAAGGCAGTTGTCCGACTCTCCGAAAGTTTCCGTTATGGTCTCGGTGGTTTCCGGGTAGGTACCCAGTACCCATTTATCCGGGAATACCCGGTTCAGGTTGGCTATAAGTACATCCAGAAACCGCTTCACGTCCCCGGTGAGCGAGTCGCCGTTTAAATCCTGAATGATGTTGCTGGTAGTATCGATATTAACATTGAACCCGGCCCGCAGCATGTCGTATTGAACCCCCTCGAATTGAGCGTCATAAACAAAATGTGATTCTGATATCTTTTGCTCTTTGGCCGGAAGGTTCAGGGTATATACCCGGCCGATGACGGTAATTTTGTCACCAATCAGAAAGGTCAGTTTTTTTGCTGATTCAACCGTAATATCAATCGTGTCGGCCCCCAGAAGTTCTACATTCTGGTTCATGGCCGTAATCTTGCTTACGTTTTCCTTCGATTGCAGCTTGAAGGTACTGCCGTTGAGGTGTGTAACTATAACTTGGTCCATATCGTTGTCCCTGTAGTGGTTAATGAGGTAATTGCGTCGATATCACCGGTGATTACAATGTAGTATGCGCCGTTGGCCGCGTAGTCGTGAGTCATGGTTTGTGAGGTACCTGAAACATCAAAAGTATGGGCGCCGTCCCCCCAATATATATTGAGTAGTTTGGCTGATGTTGCTGTTATGCTGACTGTTTTATCGGCAACACTGGTCCGGGTGTACTTCAATACCCGCTTGACCGGTTCCGGTTCAATAAGGGTAATCGTGAAGGTTCCGACCATAGTGCCGGGACTCCATTCTTTTTCGATATCCAACTCGTCTGATAGGTAAACCTCATACACCAGGGGCTCATTACCTTCGACGGACACAGCAAGTCGCCGGGTCCAGGCTTTATCGAATAGAGCCTG